TAGTGTATGGGCTTGTACTAATCTGGAAATAATAATTACACGTCGCCAAACGGATTTTCGAGGCGAAACGAATTACTTAGCGAAAAAGCTAGGTCCACAGTATTTGATAATACATTATCTTGTATATTCGAAGAAATTTGAAAAGAAAATGAATTTTGAATGGTTAACAAGTGACGGGAAATCATTGCAGCAAGATAGTGGAATTGAGGATTTGAAGGTAACGATAATGGACTATCGGATGGTGGCAATGGCAGAACCAATGGAGATAACTTATCTTATTGAGCGACGTGACAGTTATGGGATTAAGTCGAGAGATGATATGTATTTAGAATTATTTGCACGGATATGTTCTACTTGGACAATGATGGATCAGAAGAAATTGTCTAGGCACAATGGTGATCCTAAGTATCTAGAATCAATAATGCGCATTGAAATGGAGATACCATCTAATCAAAGAGGTGGATTTAGTTTGTTCCCATGTATTCGTATTCCGGGTGAGCGAGAATTACCAATACCACCGAGGGATGTCCTTCTGGGCTATCGTACATGGGATTTGAAGTATTGGCGAGCCAAGTTTGGAGTGACGTTTACTGTAGGAGAATGGCACTCAATTTGGAAGCAGGTTCGTTTAAATGACAAGCCAGTATATGAAGGTCATCCTTGGGAAGAACATGGATTTGCAATACCAGTAATTAAGACAGCACGAGTTCCGAATCTGAAGATTTTGTGTATGCGCAAACTTAGTTGGTTTAATTTGGCATTTACTGGTGATGAGAATGGCCCTTATTCAGTTCATGCTGTTGCCGATTTATATCCACATAAGTTACCTAAAATGGTAGAAAAATTTAATAAGAAGACAAAGGTAATTGATGAGAAAATTAAATCATTAGAAGGTATAATTCCCGATGCATTGGATATGTTGTATTATGCATTAGGAACAAGACCTGCATTCCAATCGCAGGTGTGGGATCATGATGAAGCATTGGAGAAAGCTGTTGATAATTGTTCTAAGAATACATCATCTGGGTTGCGAGCTGGTCCTAGACACGAAACTAAATTGTATGAAGTTCGGCTTGTAGCTAGTGTGTGTGGGAAGAAAATGGAACAATTGCCATATGCAGTGCGGCAGATAAGACGAACAAAAGATGAATTGCTTCGTGATCCGTTGTACATGCCTCAGGATGCTGCGGCCCAAGTAACATTAAAGGATGAGTTTTATAATAAGCATGGGTTGTCAAAGAAAGAAGCGAAAGAATTGCCATTAAAATTACGACCTTACTATATTTTGTCATTGTTCCAATATTTGATGGCTGCTATGTGTATGGTTTTTCGGCAGATAGTTGAGCGAGGGCGAGTAATAAAAATTGGTATGTCGTTTTGGTATGGCGGAGCCACTGCGTTTGCAATGGGAATGAGTTATGATGATCCTGACATGGTGTTTGAGGACGGTGATTTTCGTCATTTGGACACTACGATTCATATGATATTGTTAATGTTGTATACAACCCAGGCATACGTGTATTTTGATTGGGAAAAGATGACAAATGAAAATGTAGTGCTGTTGAAAGCATTTTTTAGAATTTGTGCTGAACGATTGTCAATAAAAGTTACCCATCTATTTTCAACGATATGGAGGGTGATATATGGAGGGATGCCGTCTGGTGCTTATGAGACGTCGCATGGTGACTCTTGGATAGTAGCTTTTTTATATTATCTATATGTTGCCCAAGTTATCCAACGTTATCCTGATAGAGCTATACAGATTCGTAATTTATTACGGCTTTATCGAATAGGAATAGTTGTGTATGGTGATGATCATGTGATGTTTACACATAAGGATGTGCATGATATAATAAATGAGACTGGATTTGCAAGATTTGTGCATGATTTCTGGCATATGCATATTCGCGATATCCATCGTAGTAGTTTTTTTTCAAGGCCGAATAAATATTCTGGTATGTTGAAAGAACCTGGCATTGTTTTTTTAAAACGCTACTTTGTTCGTCGCGAGGATGTATTTACGCAGGAGGAGATAGATGATCATGATATGAGCCCAGTATTGCCATATCGACCTTTAGGAGCACTTATTATGAAATATGCTTATGGAAA